ATCGAAGATGAATATGTCGAAAGGAAGAAGCAACCGATATTTCTGACAAAGCCTTCCGATGTGAGAATACCTGCCAGACTTTCCAATGCTCTGATACCCTATCCAGACGAGATCAAACAATTTATCTCAGGACACTTAGAAGAACAGTCAGACAAGGTGCACGGTCACCATGCTTCGCAACTGAAGTCTCTGAAAGACACGATAACCATCCTCGAAACAGCAGGAAAGATCCCGTCTGCAGCAAAGAAGTTCACTATGGATCATCTCAAAATGTTTGCTCGACAGAAATTCTCGTCACGGGAAGATTTGATCAATCTGTCGACACTATCTTTCGCAAAGAGAGCAACTGAGGCCGACCTCGGTGTCTCTGCACAATGCAAACTCAATTTCGATGTCTCTCCGTCCATCCTCTCAAAATATACATCCTTTGTAATCATGATACAGCGGCTTAGGATACACATCGCAAAGGAGGATACATCCCAAAAACTCAATCCTGAAGTAATACCGGACGATTCGGATGAGGCGACTTACACCATGTTCTCAAACGGGACATACCTCTACAGGTCCACTATGAAGGGTCACTCATTCTGCATCCTAGCATGCGGAGGCCATTTCAGGATCTTCCATGAAGCCCTGGGCTACTGGTTCTGCGGTCCTATGTCGTACCTCGATTACATGTTCACTGTCTCCGATGTTTTGAACAATGTGGATATACTCCAGAACTGTCCTGAATATGCTTGGGCAAAGGGAATGTTCTGTATACTGATCAAACTCGCAGAAACGGAAGGGTCCCACAATGATCAAGTTGATTTCATGAAGGGTGTCGAAGGTTTCCTTCTCGCAATGTCTGACTACGATGAGTCCTATGCAATGAACTGGAAACCAATACTTGAGGTAGTGTATGATCTTTACATTCTCGATAAGCGGATCTGTAAAGTTGAGTACGACTTCGGGTTGATCATGTGTTTGCTCAGTGATCCGAATTTTGCGTGTGACACTGAGTCTTTTCTCTGCAACATCATCGTCGAGGGAAAGACCTTGTCCAGGACACATCTCCAAGAAATTTCCGCCATGCATAAGCTGATATTCTACTCGGAAGTCAATGCAAAGGAAGGGGTGGAGAAGTTCCTCAAACGTGTCCACAGCCCTCGAAAGATGAATAAGAATGCCGTCAAGAACATCACTCGATTGGCTAAATCCAATTTCCTCATTGCGTACAGGAAAAGACACAAAACACTTCCAAATATCATCGGAAAGCCTGATAAGGTGAAGTTGCTCGAAGCATATAGTCAGAGAGGATCCTATGATCTTATCGAATCACTGAATCTGAGCTGGTGGGATGATATCAAGATATTTGATTGCATGGACAACACGCTCACAGATGATCCTCTCGAGTTCGCGAAGGACAAGGGTGCCTTAAAATCAGAAATATCGTTCGGGCCAGGAGACAGCAGAAAGGAACTACTTCAGGTGATCGAAAAGAGAGAGTACAAACTTGGGGATTTTTTTTCAAAGAGAAGGTTAGTCCCAAAGAAGAAGAAGATTGTCAGAACGAATCAGAGAACAACCCCTGTAGCTATGAGAGACGCAGCACGACTAATTGAAAAAGAAAGAGAGCAAAAATTTGCTGCAAGGTTGTTTGGAAATGCCGGACTGGAGAACAAGCACGACCTTAGTCTCATCGCAGCAAAAATGAAGAAGGCACTCGGATACTACGATGAACAATTGATGACTCCTCCGGACAAGAAGAGGAAAGCGATCATTCACGAGGCGTCGAGAGAATTGTCACAGCAGGACAATTATTCACTCCTGCTGGATATTGAAGGACATAACCAATCGATGCAGCATGAGAATACTTCTGAATTGGCGGAATTCTTGGGAAATCTCTTCGGATACGATGGCTGGGGTGATCTTCCTCATTACTTCTCGAGTCTGACGGTCTACCATTACGACGAATACCTCGATGAAGTATTGTTGTCGGAGGGCCAACTCGGAGGGATCGAAGGTTGGCTAAATCCGTTCTGGACCCTGCATACCACACTGATGATGAAATTGTTACGGATCATGACCGACCTTGAGGTCAAGACCATCATGGTATACTCGGACGATGTCAATGCAATACTCAAGATCAAGCAGGCTTCAGAACCTATGGTGAAATCTGTTTTCAAGAAGATTATGGACCATTGCAGCAAGTTCGGGATGACAATCAAATACTCACAGACAAATCTTTCAAAGCATCGCGTTACCATGTTAAGACAACATTACGCAGACGGAGTTCGTGCTGATTCGACTCTCAAGCGGCTATTGGCAATCAGTGCTGGCAACAATTCCGTAATCGTTTCAGAGGAGCTTGAAGTTGCGGGTATCAGCTCTTCAGCGGCATCCGCATTGGAACTCACAAATCATCAAGAAGCATGCACCTACCTGAAAAACTACAAGTTGGGTTTGCTGCTTTCCAGACTTCCTCAGATGATACTATCCCGTCCCCAAGAAAATAGCATGATCTCTTCCGAGGAATTACCTGTCCACCTGTCCAACCTACTCTACTACACAAAAGACGACAAATCAGAGCTGAATCTCATGACCGACAGTCAGTTGATGGAAGCAGCAGGAAACGACATCGAGTCATACATCTCAAGGAATGGAATGGCAGCAAATACGGATTTACTCAAAGAGTGCCTCAGTGGCCTCTATGGCGAAAAACTGGCTGAATCCAAACTGGTTGATAGCCCGGACAGAGTCCTCTATCTTCAGATCTATGACAAATTTTTGCAGGATCTGCTATTTTTTTGGGCCTATCTTCCTTGCTCTGTTGGGGGACTTGGTGCGTCACTCCATGTGAATCTCGTGTTATCAGGTCATAGCAGCGGATTCTCGAAATCCCTGCACTATCTTCACCAATGGATAGTAAACCATTCAGACAACCCTGAATTCTTCTTACGGTACCTCAGCATTGTCCTTTCAATTGATGAAAAGTCAGAACGAAACATGGATGAGTCAAGACTTGTGACGTCAACCTGGCAAAATGACAACACTTTGTGTCCTGCTACGACAAGTATCAAGCAATCCATCAAAGCAATGGTTAGAAAGCATACAAAGAATGAAAAGGTGCTCGAGATGTTCAAACTGTCTGAAGAACGAGAACCCATGACTGCTGCAATGTTGGAGATATTCAGAAACAATTTCCATGCCCGTATCGTTCAGTTCTATCATGAGAACACAGCTGTCCATTTTTTGGATCTTCTTATAGGGAAGATTGAAACAAGTTCTGGTCTACTTACCAGGGTGAGAGATATAATTCGGCTCAGGAAGAAGATGGCATTCAGGACTTTGGAGAACATCAGGATAGCGGCCAGAACGGGCAGGACCATGTATTTCACATTGAAGGGCAATGACGACATGGTCCAGCTATTATTGAGTAGGAAGCTCAATATGTTCCCCAAAGTGAAGATGATTGAAGTGGAAGAAGTTCTCTATGACGATAAGATCGAAGAGGTTGATCGGGCAGAGGCTCTACTCACCGTCAGACGCTGCAGCCCTATGCACTACAGAAATGGAATCAAGGTCTATGATGATCCAAAGGTCGGAAATGAAACAATGTACAAAGGCGACCTCATAGATGATGACAGAATGCTCGGGAATAAAGAAGAGTTACTTGCTGCTAAGCTTGTCGCGGTGACAAAGTGGTTCCTCATGAAGCATAACATGATGGGCCTTGACAGTGCGGAAAGGTCAGCACTCGATTGCGTTCGTGCATGCAATCTGTCGCTTTCCACCTTGACAAACGAGACGTTTGACTCCCTGTTCTACTATGCTCCGACTGAAACCGGTGGAGAGATCTTGCACCGAATTCCTAACATGCGATTCAGTACGATGACGTACATACGATCAGAAATGAACAGATCACTGAAGTACACAACAGACCTCAACCAGCGACTTATCACCTTGATGGGACTTGTTGACAGTAATGTCAATTTCGACTATCTGAGAATGAGAATGCTGGTCTCTGCAATCACAAGAGATAAACGTGACGAAACAAGACGCCTTGTTGTTCGGTACAACTTCTCATCACTGATTGGAGTCAAAGATGTCCAATTTGTAGTTCCGCAACCCGTCGATTTTTCACATGAATTCCAATTTACATGTTATGGCGAATTACGAGGGCATCAAATGAGCAAGAAACGATTCAGATATCTTTCAAGGTCGTACATGTATGAGGAAGAAGTTAGCGACTGGGCTCTGATGCCAAAGTTCGAGGAATTGAAGACGACAGAAAAACTGGGAGAGGAATACATCGATGATATAATTCTAAGGTACTCAAAAGACCTTGACAAGGATTACCTCCTAATATCATCGGAAGTCCTATCTGTCGATTGTTGGAGACCTCTGATTGACAAGTTGAAACGTATAGACAAATCATGGTCACTGTATGATGATGATAATGCTTTGGAAGTGATTGCATCACGCCTCCAGAGAGTGATGGAGAAGAGAGCAACTATGACACTGGTTGATAAAAGCAACAAAGTCAGCATGTCACTTCAGGCCAGTTGTATCGAAGAAGTGATAGAGAGAGGTCCCACAGATCGTGAATATGATTTGATCGTATCCAAGTTTGCTTCGATCATGCAAAGCAGACGTCATTCATCAAAGCTGAGCCTGCGATTGGCCAAATATCAAGCTCTTTTGAGCTCATTCGAACATCACAAGAAGAATCTGGCAAAGACGCTCATCATGGAATACATCCTGACATTTCA